GTCTGAGCGCCTTGCATTCCAGACATAGCGCCCATGCCACCGTACATACCAGCTTGGTTACCAGCCTGTTGAGCAGTGCCCATGCCCTGCATAGCGCCCATGCCGCCATACATTGCGGCTTGATTAGTGGAGCCCAAAGCGCCACCAATTCCTTGGTTTGCATAATTGGTAGCTTGACCAAACTGGCCGGGCGTTTGAAGGTTTGCAGCGCCTTGGAATGACTGCTGTTGCAAAGGACTGAATCCAGCCACAGAAGATTGCGCAGCCATTTGATCGCTTGGAGTCAAACCATACTGACCGCCTGTTTGTGGGTTGTAAGAACCGTAAGCGTTATATGGATTGATGCCAGTAATGTTGCCAGACTGGTCGGTGTTGAACACCTGAGACTGCGCTGCGCCCAGCATGGACGTGATGTATGGCTGAGCCCAAGGAGACAAGCTCTGGTATTGATTTTGCTGTTGTGTGGTTCCACCACTGCTTCCGCCGCCGCCCATATGGCCTCCTAAATCCCAGCCTCAACGACTGTATATCTTTGACTGAAACCCAAGCGGCCTAGCATCCGAACAATTGCAGGACGACCGCCAGCTTGGACTTTGGTAGCGCCCATGGCACTAACAATAGACTTCATTTGATCCAGCGCGTCTGCTGTACAAATACCTTTACCCCCCATCGACGTGACATACGCCACCCGATCATTGGGGTAATTCATAAACGAAACTGTCATTGCGCCGTGGACTTTGTTTTCATCATCCACCGCGACCAACAACAGCCATGTACCTTGCGATAGGTACATTCTAATTTGATCCAGACTGTAATCGCCACCACTAAATTTCATGGCTTTAGCGATGAAGCCCTCAACCATTGGCCATGTCTGGGCAATGAAGTGTTGGGCTACAGATCTGATTTTCATGCGGGCATGTATTGCTGAGGATTGATCTGACGACCTTGCGCTTTGCGGCCTGTGCGCGCCTTGCGAACTCGATCCATCATTGAATACAACTGTTTGGCACCAGCGTCTGTTGAGCCATTACCCAAATGGCTAACAACGTCTGCCGGGACTACGAATTCCGAATCCGCCAAGCGAGCTTCTTGGTTGCCAGAAATGTTGGCTTTGATGCTGTCGCTCATGCCGTCGCCATGGCCGCTCAGAAGCTTGCCGCCCACAGCCATTTCTGTTGGGCCACCAGCGCTAAAGCCATACGTTTGGCGGGCTTGGGAAACCATCTGAGGAGAGATGCCATACTGCGCGGCCAATGAATCAAGGCCTGCGCCTTGGTTTGGCTTTTGCATCAGATCAGAAGGTGCAACACCTTGGGTCGGAACTGAGCCAGCGCCAACTGTTAAACCTCCTCCTGCCATCGGGCGGACAGGCTGATATCCCGCTGCAAGCGTGCGGCCAAGACCATACGATGCGGCACTGGGAGGCGTGTAGCCCGGCAAGTAATTTGGCGTCGCCATCTTATTGAACAAGTAGTTTGCACCAAGCCCCATGGCTGCTGCTTGAGCGGGATTTGCCTGAGCCCAAGCCAATAACTTCCCAACCCCGGATTGCTGATTGCTCGATCCCGTAGGCATTTGAGATAGAGAGTATTGCTCGGATTGCGTAGGAATTGCTGACGAACTAGAAGCAGCCTCTGTGCCTGCGGCCCCAGAATACATTGGATCGGTAGCGGCAGCACCACCAACCGATGTGGGTGCATTTAATGAGCCGTATTGGCTATTCCAAAATTCTGGAGTTAAATTAGCCCCAAGAGCAGATTTATCCATTCCTGCCGCTTGCGTTGTTGGTGGAAAAGAGTCGACTGCAGCGGCCGAATCATTAGAGGCCATCTGAATTCCACTGCCAAAATTTGACGCGGAAGCAATGTTGTTTCCATTTGGATACAACAAAGAATTAATACCCTCCTGAGACATTGGGGTGTATCCACCTGAAGTAAGCGATCCAATCCCACTATTCTCAAGCTGGCTTGCGCTCGCAACAGGAGAGCCCGGCAACATTCCGGGCAAAGCATCAGCCCCAGATTTAAGAAGCATTTGATCGGCGCCAGTAAGCTCAAGAGGCAAGCTACCAGCACCTCCGGCCATTACTGAGCCTAAGAATGGGTTTGCTAACTGTCCAGCGGCATCAATGGCTGTTGGAATTGTTGACATTGCAGCATCACTTGCAGCCATTGTTCCAACATCAGTAGTTGCCATATCGGCAAGAGCCATTTCACCAATTCCGCCATCAGCCATAAAAGCCTCCAATTTTGTCAAATCGTACCATGTTAGACCCCTGTTCCGCTACTGTTTACCCACTTGGTTCCGCTCCACCAAATGGGGTAGCCTAACGTGGTGTCAAAGAAAGGCTTGCCCGTGTACAGCCCAGCCGTTGGCCGAGCCGCCGTTGGCCCGGAAACGTTTCCACCCAGCGCTTGGGTGAAGTTATCAATCTGGTTGAAGTACAGACGGAATGCGTTGTCGCGCTGCACCTGCTGTTGTTGGGAATACTGATCCAAGGCGACCGGAATGTTCGGCGCCTTGGTCTGGGTGATCGGAAAGTTTGCCGTAGCCATCAGCGTCTGCCGTCCGCTCTGATGTCAAACCGTGGTGTGCCCAACTGCCAAGCCGTCCCAATGCTGTTCGACCCAATCTTGAACGCCATCTGACGACCGCGCACACGGGTGTAGACCTGACCAGTGAATTGCTGAATCGTGTACTCAGGGTATCCACCTACAGACGAGTAATTGTTTGAGCTCTGCACCAATGGGTTTTGAACCTGATTGGTTGGCGGGTAAGTTGGAGTCGATGACGTCTGCCCTGTTGCCGGCCAGTATTGCTGGTTTGAAAGATTGGCGTAAGCAGATCCTGAGTTGGTGCGTGGCATCAGGGCAATGTTGACCTGCGGGCTGGCGCTGGTCGAACCGTTGAAGTTCACATCAGGCAGCATGCGCCACACAAAACCAAAGTGCTCACCCGCATCACCAATAGAAATTTCCACGTCAGAAGAAACCACATACGCATTGATGGCGGCAGTGGTGCTGGTTGAGTTGTCATCAGTTCCAACCTCATGGTTCAAAATGCGGTTGTTGTAGTCAGCCGCAATCGGGTTGGACAAGATGCCAGTCTGCAGCCAAGCTGATCGGCCCATGGTTCCGTAGTACCAAACTTTGTCTAAGTAGTTGTAAACAACATACTTATCTACGCTTGTACCGCCGCTGGAGATGCTGACATAGAACCACCAGACTTCATTGAAGCCTTCGTTGGCGCCGCAGAAAACTTGGTAAGACTGGGTGGTGTTGATGTCGTCATACACATACTGCTTGAGCGAGCATGGCAACGTTGCCACGGTGCCGTTGTACATATAGAACCGGTCGCGCCCCATCCAGTACGTCACGTTGTTGACCGTGATCATGCAGTTGGGCGACATGACGGAGATGTTGTCCATCAGCAACTGGAAGCCAAAAACGTATGGTGTCCCGATGTACTGCATGGAGTAAATGGCCGAGTCCGTCCACACCAAAATCTCTTGGCGTGTCGAGCGTGCACCCATGATGTACGAGCCGTTGCCAAGCGCGTACTGGCCGGATTGGTTGGTAATGGCTGGCACCCATTGATATGGGTTGGCCTGATCTGACCAACGAACCAACAGTGGGTTGAATGTAGTGTTTGCACTGGTTGTGCCGGGCGTGTAAGGCTGGGATCCAAAAGCAATGATGAACTCTTGCACATCGGAAGACAGCACTTGGTATGTTGTTGCTGGAACATACGAGCCATCGTAGGAAAAGTTGTAGTTTCCTGAACTTGCGCCCGTCGTTGCAACGGTGATTGGCACTGTTGTTGAACCCGTCACATAGTTTGAAGCTACTTGAGTGTTGGCTGCAATGTTTGTGCCAGTGATGTACATGAACGGGTAGATGTACGGAGCATTGGCCGAGGTGACGGTGATTGAACTCACGCCGCTTGTAAACGTTGACGCATCAGTCAGGATTGTTGTGCTGTTGGCCAAGTCACGCAGGTACTTACCACGGGTGCTGACACC